CAGGCTTTACTCAGAGCGTGGGCCCAAGGCCCTGTGGTGACGACATAAGTTGGTGTGCACCCTTGTATAAGACGGGGATCAAAAGGGGTAACGATGCCTTGATCGTCCCCGGGTGCAGAAATTCTTTTGACGGCGCATTCAGTCTTAGTGAAAGCGCTTCGCCGGCAAACATCATAATCACCATCGGAATTCGGTTCATTGAGAGCTTGTTCTAATTGTTCACGTTTCTTCAGAGGATAACGAGCCAACCAGGTTTCGATAGGTGTTGACATAACGGGACCAATATCGCCATACAAGCGCGTCATCTCGGCATGACCCACAGTAGCCCACCAATCGGTCTGCTCAGGCGCTCGCTCGCAAATGCCACGATTACAAACCGCAACAAGATCATTATGAATGCAGTGTTTGGCTATAACTGGCTGGTGGTTACGGATGCCCAATCCGATGAGGAACGGCCCCTGAACTGGCTGGCATTCGACAAGCTGCGGTTCCACGCATACTTTGTCACTCTTACGCACGGAAAACTTGGCTCCTTCGCGGGGTTCGACTAATGTTCGATCACGGGCGCAGTAAGCCCACAACACTGGGGCTAAAGGTTCTTTCTCAGTAAAGAAATCGCTAACGAGATAAGTTATCAAATAAACAACAGCGAACAAAAGATAATTGGTTATGAAAGAACCAGGCTGCATCACGACCGTTGTCTTAGATTTTGAAAAGAATTTAGTGCACCAATCGTTGAAGCGGGGGAAATAACGGCTAAAAACAAAACTAGTAAGATAGACGGCCAAAACCCTTATCGTCTTGCCTGCCAAACTAGGGTACTTGGCCGCAGGAGTGTGGAGATCGCTATAATGGGCGTAGTCGCGGCCGCGCTTATACAAGTGTGCCAAACCGCGGGCGCGCGCGCCTTCGTAGGTTACAGAACCTGCGGCTATTGGCATATACCTCAAGTCGATGCATGCGGCCCGCTTGAACGAGGCTAAAAGAGCGAGGCGCGCACGCCTAAAAGGGTGGAACTTGACCAAGTTCGGGATAGCGACGGCAGCCAACGACACGGCGCGGATCGATGAGTGCCATGGGCCCGGAAGAAAAGGTAATACAATATTCTGCAACGTATCAACAATTGGGTGGCGTATTAAACGCAAAATGGCACTCTCGCGACGCGATTCCACAAACCGATTCATAACCCCAAAAGTGTTGAGCCAGGTGACAATAGAACTTGCCAACTTGGCTTTGACCAACATGGTAAAGGCGACAGACGACACAGCGGCACCTACAGCGGCGGCCGGCTTAACCAAAGCCTGGTGGCGGTGAAGAAAACGCCGTAAAGCCACAAGGAGCCTGGGTGGATCGGGTGCATAGGGTTCGGCGATTTTAGTGTTATACTCGAGGATCGCTGTGGTCGGCTTGAGCTCAGTTAGGGCAGTTATCTCATTGCCCATATTACGATAAATGCCCAGGGCCACCATGTAGGCTACACAATCAGCCCGCTCGCATTCATTAAGTTTAGTGGCGCGCAGCCATTGCTTTGCCAAATTATTGGCATCGCGTTGGAACGTGGCATTGCGTTCGCGCCCCGTGGCCCACAGGCTAATGTGTCCAATGCCTTCTTTTGGCACGTATATATAACGATCTTCGACACGACAACATAACGAATCACCAGCGGAATATAATTGGGTTACCCTACCCAGAACGGCTTGAGTGGTGACGTCAACAATGTCCTTAATGTTCTTGATGGG